GCGGGAAGCAGACCCGCGCCGAACCGTGTGTCTCCCTGTATGAGCAGAACCGCATATTTCATTGCGGCACGTTCACGACGCTTGAAGATCAGATGGCCTCTTGGGTGCCGCACCATATGGAATCGCCTGACCGGCTGGACGCGCTCGTGTGGGCGCTGACCGACCTTCTGCTTGGCCGGAAGGCGCCGCCGACTGTGGTGCCCGCTTCTATGGAACGCGCCTCCCCGTGGCGAATGTGACCCCTATCGGAAAAAATCTTTGATATGGGGTTGACATGCGGGTTGGTGTCCGGCATACTTGACCACATGACCACCACACACACCACCACCAACACCACCCGCGGCACCCTCACCGAGATCGCCGAACGAGACAAGTACGGCCGCACCGTCCGCCGCTACCAGTACGCGGACCGCACCAACCTCGGCGTCATCGTCAGACTCCCGAAGTCCGCGATCGCCGCCGGCCGGCTCCCGTACCTCTGCAACAACTGGACCACCCGCGAGGTCGTCGAGCACGCCACACTCAAGGCGGCCCGCGCCCAAATCGTCGTCTGGCACGACGCATCCTGACCACCACCACCACAAGGAGACCACCACAATGAGACACTTCATCCTGACCATCGCGATCCCGGCCGACCAGTTGGACGACCCGGATTGCAAGTTCACCGCCGAAGAAATGCGCCAGTTTCTCACCGAGAACGCGCAGAACGGCGAAGACCTGAACCTCGGCACGAACATCGGCCCGGTGTGGATCACCGACCTCACCGTCACCGAAGATGATCGCCCGCTCCGCCCGTATGCCGACGCGCAGGCGGCCCGGTGAACGCCGCCGACCGGGCCATGCCCGAACCGACGATGACCGTTGCCGAAGCGGCTGCCCGGCTCCGCGAGAAGGCCGCCGACCTCGACCGCGAACGGCACGCCTCGTTCGAACGGTGCGACACGGACGGCGCCCTCTCCCAATGGGCCGCTGACATCAACGCCCGCGAAGCGAGACTTCAGGCCGACCTCATCGAACGCGGCGGGCTCGCCGAGTTCACCGCCCTCTTCGACCTCGACGGAAACTGGGTTCGCGCCAAGCGGATCAACGGCCGCTACGGCGATTGCTGGATGCTTCTCGACGAGGACGGGGAACCGACCGGAGAGTTTGCCCCATTCCGGCCGGCCCGCAAGGCGACGCTGGAGAAGCGCGGCTACCGCGAAGGCAAGGTGCTCCGCACCGCCAAGGCGGCAGTCGGTTCCAACGGGTCGCTCGTCTCGACCTACGTCTACGCCCGGCCCACCAAGCCGGCCCACATTCCGCCCGACGTCATCCTTGACAACGGGACCACCGCCGCCGACTAACATCGGCAGCATCACCACAAGGAGAAACATGACAACCCGCAAACCTGCCCCAAAGAAGGCTCCCGCCGCCACCAAGCGTGCCCGAGGCCCACAGCGTTCCAAGCCGAAGGTGGACACCCTCCGGTTCTTCCTCACCTGCTTCGACGAGGCCGAGACCTACAAGACGACCCTCTTCGACTCCGGCTACGAAGATCGCCCGTTCCGAGACAGCAACGGTGAAGAGCATGAAGGTCTCGAACCGAACGCGCTCGACGAAGAGTACGCGACGGGATTCCGGGACGGCATCGCCTACGCGCTGACCGGTCAAGAGACCCGCGGCCTTGCGACCATTTGGCAGAGGGTCAACGTGACCCTTCACCACAAGTCGGCCGGCGGAGCCGTCGAGTTCATCGAACCGGTTAAGGCTGCTCGCGGCTGGTGGCGCCGCAACCGGTAACCGGCATGAAGCCGCTCACCGACGATCACCCCCTTTGCCAATGGGACGGCCCGCTACTCCCCCTCGAACCGGTCGACTTGGAAGATCGGATCGCGCACGGCACCGACAAGGGGTATCAACAGCACCGACGCTTTAAGGTGCCGGTCTGCGATTCCTGCCGGAACGCTCACCGTCTCCGCCGACAGCACGAACGGGAGCGGACCCGTGAACATGCGGCTGCCTGAGCGTCAACATCCGAACCGGGACACGGTGCTGGACCGGATACGTTCCGACCGTGAGGTTGGCCGATATTCGTGCTCACCGGTCGACGAAGCGATGAGCGACGACGAAGTGTTGCAAGAGTTCGGGTGGACTCCGACCGGGATGGCTCGAACGCCGCTCGGCGCGTTGCAAGAGGCCCGCCGGTTTCATCGCATTTGGACAGAGATTCACGACGACATCGCCGGCAGCGCCTTCTAAAAAATGTCCGAAAAAATCCCGAATATGGGGTTGACAGCGCCGCCGGTATCCGGCATACTTAGAGACATGACCACCACACACAGAACCACGAAGCAGATCACTCCGGACTTCATCGGCGTCATGGTCGACGGACAGAAGGCCGGACACATCATCCGGAGCGCGAACGGCTGGATCGCCTCAACGTCTCCCGTCGACGTCGGAACCCCCGCCATCCACCGCGAGTTTGTGTCCTCGGGACACGCCGCCCGCTGGATCGCCGAAAAGACCGCCAAGGTGCAGTCGTGAGCGCCGCCGACACGCTGCTCGGCACCTACCGGTTCCGGACAATCGACGAGGCCCGCAAGGTTGAGAGCATCGGCCGCAAGGCCGGGTTCATCGTCTCCCGGCCCCGCGCCACGCTGAAGGGCTGGGAAGTGTCCCTCTCGGTCGAGAAGCCGGACACAACTCGCGCCCGGTCGACCGGAACGCTCGTCACGCTCTGCGAAGGCGACGACCTCCCTTGGATGCTGATATGCGAAGAGCACGCCGGCTGCATGGAGTTCCACACGAAGCGCGAGGCCCAATCGGCCCGCTCCGCACCGGACGAATGGTGCGAGTGGTGCATGGGCACCGAGACCGAAGGCTGGTTCTGATGGTCAACTACCGGATGAACCCGCTCGCGTGGCCTGTCGGCACCCGGTTCGAAGTCGTGTGCGACGGCTGCGGCTCGACAGACATGAACGATGTCGGCTTCGCCGCGATGCACGCAAACCGGGGTTTGACCCGCTGCTGCTCCACGATGGCCCATTGGGCCGAACGGCGCCCTGACACCGCACCCGCCACCGAACGGCCGGCAGACGGCAATCTAGGCGGCAATCAGAGCCCCTTGACAGCGGCGACCGGGCCGCGCATACTTAACACCCCGACCACCACCAAGGAGGACCAATGACCACCGCGCTCGACGTCGCCGACCCGGACCCCGTCCCCGGCTACGCCACCAAGATCGAAACCGGGCTTATCGACCAGCGGCTCCCCTCCGGCGAACTGCTCGTCGAAGTGTGGGCCGACGGACAAGTGCATATCGCCTTCCGGGAACAGCCTCACCACGGTTGGCCCGCAGGCGCGTGGACCGTCCTACCCGGCACCTTCCAAACACCACAAGGAGAAACATGACCACCACCGAACCGACCACCACCTCGACCGCTGACCGAATGGTCCGCGAGTTCGTGAGACACGGCCAGAAGGCCCGCGAGGAACTCAACAACCTACTGTTTGAGTTTGAATGGACCGTCGACAAGCGGGGAGACGCCGAGGGACCGCTGAAGCACCTCCGCGCCCTTTACGACGCCATCGGAGCCCTCGACCGGGCCGTAACCAAGTACAGCGTTCATGGCCTCGACGAAGATTGGAAGGTGGGCGACATCGTCACCTACGGCGACATGGCAAACCCGACTAAGGCTTACGTCGTGATCGCCGTCTCCGACGACCCGTGGAGCACCTACAAGATTCGGGAACTGGCCGCCCCGTACACCGTGACAACGACCGACGGACGGCAAGCCGGCTGGACCCTTTACCATCGGGCCGAAGAGGCCGGCGATGACTGAGCCGGCAGAGCGGTTCCACGGGCTGACAATCGGCGCGTGGTGCGATCTCGCTCGACGCCGCCAAAAGGTGCATGTGTTCTACCAAGGCGCCGTTCACGAATGCACCCTCATCGCGTGGCGCCCGATTCGACCCGGCCGCACCGTCCGCACCAAGACGGCTCGCGTAGAGTTCCCGTCAGGGAGCCGGGCAACCGTGAAGATTGGGCAGGTCACCCCGATCCACGCGACCGCCGATTAGAAGCGCCAGAACTGCGCTAAGGTGATGTCGTGGAGTTCGACGCCGTCGCCAAAGTAAAGCCGACCTCGACTGACTTCATGGAAGTCGGCTCGTCCGGCCTTCATCAGAGCGGCGGCGAGATACGCCAAGACTTTCTCCGCCAGTTGCAAGGCCGGCAAGCCTTCGCGAACTATCGGGAGATGGCCGACAACGATCCGGTCATCGGCGCGATGCTGCACTCCATTGAGATGCTCATTCGCGGCACCGACTGGTCAGTTGAACCGGTCGACAACAACGATCAGCGAGCGATCGCCGAAGCCGAGTTTATTTCCGAATGTTTGTCGGATATGTCGGTCTCTTGGGTGGACACGCTCGCCGCAATCATGTCGTTCCTCGTGTACGGCTACTCGCTGCACGAGATCGTTTATAAGCGGCGGCAAGGTTTCACGAATGATGCCCGCACCCGGTCCCGCTATTCGGACGGCCGCGTCGGCTGGCGCAAGATGGCAGGCCGCTCCCAAGAGACGATTGAACGGTGGGAACTGGACTCCGCCGGCGGCATCCAAGGCGCCTACCAGTTAGACCCGAACAGCGCGAAGCGTGGAGCCACGTTCCTGCCAATCGAAAAGTGTCTGCTGTTCCGGACCACCTCGAAACTGAACAACCCGCAGGGCCGCTCCATCCTCCGAAACGCCTTCGTGCCGTGGTTCTACAAGCGGCGCATCCAAGAGATTGAAGCGATCGGCATTGAACGCGACCTCGCCGGTATGCCGGTCGCGCTCGTCCCGCCGCAACTCTTGTCGAACGCGGCGACCGCGGAAGAGCGTGCCGCCCTCGACGCAATCAAACAGATTGTCCGCAACATCAAGCGTGATGAGCAAGAGGGCGTCGTGTTCCCGCTCGCCTACGACCCGGAGACAGGTCAGCAGGCTTACGACTTGAAACTGCTATCGACGGCCGGCTCCCGCCAGTTCGACACCGACGCAATCATCGGCCGATACGACCAACGGATCGCGATGACCGTCCTCGCCGACTTCCTGCTGTTAGGTCACGAAAAGGTTGGAACGCAGGCTCTCTCCGTGTCGAAGGTCGACCTCTTCGTCCGCTCCCTCGACGCCTACCTCTCCGAGATCGCCGAAGTGTTCAACAGTCACGCCATCCCGCGACTGCTCCGCCTGAACGGGGTCGACGAAGCGCTCTCCCCGACGCTCACCTACTCGACCCCGAAGTCGGTCGACTTGGGAGCCATCGGCACATTCATAACGCAGATGGCGCAAGCGGGCGCACCCCTCTTCCCGGACGAGACCCTCGAAGGACACTTGCGAAGCATCGCCGGACTGCCAGCCGTCGAAGCCGAATCGGTGTAGCCGTGCCCGGCACCGTTCGGGTCGCTCGCCGCTCCCGACCGTGGGACCGGCTGCCAATCACCAAGGCGCGGCCACCGGGACAAGCAGCGTTCCGGCCCGCCGGCAAACTGACACTCTCGAAACGGGAGAAACGTCTCGCCGACCTTCTCACCCAAGCGGCCGCCGGCTACCCGCTCGACTTGTGGACGTCACCGCTCACCGGCGGCAACATCGCCGACACGGAGCGCCGCACCCGTGAACACCTCGCCGGCTTCGAACGGCAGATTGCCGGCATCCTCGCCGACCAATATGAGGCATCAGCCGAGCGTGCCGCCCGCGAACTGGCCGACATCCTGTCCGCAGCATTCCGACGGGCCCGGAAGGCGGTACGCAAAGAGGCACCCGACCCGGCTGAACTGGTCGCCGGTTTCCGATTCGACGCCCGCAACGCAAACACGGCGGCATGGTCCCGCACCGAAGCGGCCCGGCTCGTCACCGCCCTGACCGAGACGCAACGGGAAACGGTCCGACAGGTCATCCAACAGTCATTCGATTTCCAGCGGACCCCACAACAAGCAGCCCGCTCCCTCTTCGAAGTGCTCGACACGGTCGCACCGACCACGACCGCCGGCCAAGAGTTCGCTGAACTGATCGGCGCCCGAGTGAACGGTCTAACGCCACGCTACGAACAGGCCGTCGTGAACCGGGCCGAACGGTACTCCGCTGACCTCGCCGCCCGAGGCATTGAAGGTCCGAAGGCGCTCGACAAGGTGAGACGAGACGCCGACAAATATGCGGAACGTCTCCGCCGCTCCCGTGCCCGCACCATCGCCCGCACCGAAATCTTGACCGCCAACAACGCGGGACGGATGGCATCATTCGAACAGGCGCAACAGCGCGGACTGCTCTCCGAAGAGCACTCCCGGAAACGGTGGTCCGCGTCCGGCTTCGATATGTGCCCGGTCTGCACCTCGCTCGACGGACAGTTGCAACGGCTCAAAGACCCGTTCGTCGACGAAGTGTCTGTCGACTACCCGCCGGCACACCCAAACTGTCGCTGCTCGTTCGACATTGAACCGAACGTCGAGTTATGGGAGCCACCCCGAATCGTCGGCGAAGGAACCTCTGATGACCCGCACCGCTGGGCAACGGACCCGATCCCGACACCCCGATTCCGTCAAGGGGCTGCTACACCGCTCCCTGACCGCGTCCCCCCTTCGCCCGGTGGTGCAGGGCCGGGCGTCCCGGTTCGGCCCGCTCGCGGGCTCGTGGAGGGCACACAGAGGCAAGCACGGCTCGCCGAGGCTGCCGCCGAATATGGGGTTACGCCGGAAGAGGCCGCCATGTTCCTCGACGACGCCGCTGTCCTCTTCGACCGGGCGAAAGCGGAAGCGGCTGAGCGGCTCCGCGAAACCTTCGCTCTGCTCGACTCCCCGAACATGGGAACGACCGGCATCCCCGACCCGAGAGACGTCGATAAGGCCGGCCAAGTCTATTACGACTGGTTCCGTAATCTCGGCAAAAA